ATTGCAAAAGCACTTTGTAATGAATTGGGAGCAGATTATTATGTCATCAACGGATCCGACGAAGGGCGTTTCTTGGATACTGTACGGAACCAAGCAAAGAACTTTGCTTCGACCGTCTCACTTACGGGATCTTCTAAACACAAAGTCATCATCATCGATGAGGCAGATAACACAGGCAACGACGTACAACTCTTACTACGGGCAAATATTGAGGCATTTTATAACAACTGCCGATTCATCTTTACCTGCAACTACAAGAACAAAATCATTGAACCCCTGCACTCTCGATGTGCCGTCATTGACTTCACAATCAAGGGAAAACAGAAGCAACAACTTGCATTATCTTTCTTCAATCGTCTCCAAACAATCTTGGATACGGAAAGGATTGAGTATGACCAAAAAGTCCTTGCGGAACTGGTATCGAAGCACTTCCCAGATTTTCGACGCGTCCTCAACGAATGCCAACGATATTCTACGTCAGGAAAAATCGACGCAGCAATTCTTGCATCTTTCTCAGACATTACAGTAAATGAACTCGTCAAGCATCTCAAAGAAAAAAACTTCTCAGAAGTCCGAAAGTGGGTGGTCTCCAACCTGGACAACGATTCTTCTGTCATTCTTCGCAGGGTTTATGACACCCTTTACGATATTTTACTTCCCCAGTCTATCCCTGCTGCCGTTCTTGTTATTGCTAAGTATCAATACCAAATTGCGTTCGTTGCTGATCAAGAAATTAACCTCCTAGCAGCACTAACTGAAATTATGGTGGAGTGTGAGTTCCGTTAAAATAACTCCAATACTAAATAGTAGTGGAGTAGTTTAAAAGTTATGGCTAAAGGTACTATCTACGAACATAGAGAACCATCAGAAACAGAACTTGCCTGGTTAACTGGTATATGGGAAGGTGAAGGATCTTGGACTTACAAAAAGGGAAGAACAAGAACTTTCTCTAACGGAAAAACATATACAGAGAAAGATTATGTTTCTATGAGTATGTCTATGACTGACCAGGACATTATGGAGCGAGTTGCTACTATAATGGATGGTAGAAAAACAATTTACACCGATGGAGGTCCTGCTCACATAGCAGCAGGACAAAAACCAGTTTATTGTATAAGTCTTCAGGGGGAGGCGGCAAAAAGGTGGACTGAATTAATGAAACCTTATCTTGGAAATAGACGCCGAGAAAAGTATGAAATGATTATGGAGAAATTGAATGCCAATTAGTCAAAAACAACTAAAAACCTGTTTGAGGTATCCTGGCGGCAAAAGCAGAGCAGTCGCTAAGATGGGTCCCTATTTTCCAGACCTTCGAAACTATGATGAGTTTCGTGAACCATTTCTTGGTGGTGGAAGTGTTGCGATTTATGTCACAAAGAAGTATCCTGGATTAAATATTTGGGTAAATGATTTATATGAACCTCTTGTAAACTTCTGGCAACAACTCCAGATGTTTGGTACTGATCTTAAAGATAAACTGGTAGATTTAAAGACAGCAAACAATACTCCCGATTTGGCAAGAGAACTTTTTCTTCACTCAAAAGGGCAGATCAACGACCAAAGTTTGCCAAGTATTTATCGTGCTGTGGCTTTCTATATTGTCAATAAGTGCAGTTTTAGTGGTCTCACAGAGAGTTCGTCATTTTCACCACAAGCATCCAACTCCAACTTTTCAATGCGTGGGATTGAAAAGTTGCCTGAGTATTCTAAACTAATTTCCAAGTGGCGTATAACTAATTATTCCTACGACTATTTGTTGGATGGAAATATGGGTGCCTTTGTTTATCTCGATCCTCCTTATGATATTAAGGATAATCTCTATGGGAGTAAGGGATCAATGCACAAAGGATTTGATCACGATAAGTTTGCTGCTGATTGTGGTGCTTGTTATATGCATCAACTGATAAGTTATAATTCTGATCAACTAGTCAAAGATCGTTTCAAGAACTGGAAGACTGGTGAGTTTGATTTGACTTATACCATGCGTTCTGTTGGTGAATATATGCGTGAGCAAAAAGACAGAAAAGAACTTTTACTGTTTAATTATAATAAAGATTTGTTATGGAGTTGAAAGATTGGTTGAACTCAATTAATTTTACAAAGGAAAATCTGTCGGAAAATATAAAAGAGTATTCACCATATATTATCAATCGTTGTTTGTCTGGACACATTGATTGTGTGATGTATGCGAATGAAATGAATATAAATCATCATCTTGATAAAGATATGCAATATTCGTTTTATCTAAATAGTCTAAGGAAACGGAAGAGATTTTCTCCCTGGATCCGTAAGGATAAAATCAAGGACTTAGAATGTGTTAAACAATACTATGGTTATAGTAATGAAAAAGCATCTCAAGCACTGAAAATCCTGACAAAAGAACAACTTACTTTCATAAAAAAACGACTTGATATTGGAGGAATAAAATGACTACTACGGTAGAACCTACTGTTGAATGGTCTCAAGACCAAATGGTAGAAGTGATTCTTAATGAACCTGATGATTTTCTGAAAGTTCGTGAAACTTTGACTCGTATTGGAGTTGCATCGAGAAAGGAGAAAAAACTTTATCAATCGTGTCATATTTTGCATAAGCAGGGTAGATATTTCATAGTTCATTTTAAAGAACTGTTTGCCCTTGATGGTAAACATGCAAATCTTACGGTAAACGATGTTCAAAGACGCAACCGTATTGTTCGTCTTCTTGCAGATTGGGGACTTATTACAGTTATCAAACCTGATAGTGTAAATGATATTGCACCATTAAATCAAATTAAAGTTCTTGCTTATAAGGACAAAGGTGATTGGATTTTAGAACAAAAATATAATATTGGTAAAAAAGGAAAAGTAGTAGAAACCGAATAAATAATTTTGTGCCATTCGTGCGGCACTCTACAAAAGTCGGAACACCCTAAAGAGAAGTACGGTTTTTACCTTGCTTCTCTTTTTGTTTTATGGTTAAATACTATTGGATGCCGTAAGGGTCCACAAAATACAAACTCGCTTTTAAAGGAGCTACTATAATGACTAATCTGATGAAATATCAGGCTGCGGATCTTCCTGCCTTGCTAGAAAGAATCAACCGCAATACAATTGGACTGGATGAATATTTTGATCGCATCTTTAGTCTTCATGAAACGACTTCTAACTATCCACCATACAATCTGGTTCAAGTTAGTAATGTAGAGTCACGTTTAGAACTCGCACTTGCTGGGTTTAAAAAGGGAGAAGTCTATGTCTATACTCAAGACGGCAAACTCTTTATTGAAGGTCAAAAAGAAGATAAAGAAGTGGAAAGCACTTATCTTCACAAGGGTTTGGCTCAACGGAGTTTTACACGTTCTTGGACACTCTCTGATGACACGGAAGTTAGATCCGTCGATTTTGAGAATGGTCTTTTGACTGTTACTCTTGGTAGAATTGTTCCTGATCACCATAAGAGAAAAGACTATCTCTAAATAAATAAAAAAACTTACGATTAATGAAAACCTTCCAAGAGTTTATTTCTCTTATAAAAGAAATGAAAGGTGATTATGGTTCAGGAGTTAAACCACCAAAAGCAAAATGTGGATGGGGGGGAACGACGACGTATGCTATGCTTCCTGGAAAAAAAGTTTGTAAGTTTAAAAGAAAAAGATAAATAGAATTGAATATCGTCGTCGCGAGGAGCACCTGGCAAAATTCAGGTTGACTCCTCTTTTTTTTCTTGGTAAAATACATGGAGGTATGAAGTAAAAAATGACTATTAAATTAATGCTTTTTAAATCTGGAGAAGATTTGATTGCTGATGTTGCAGAAATGGTTGTTGGTGAAGATGAAGAGACCAAAAGAACAGTTGGGTATTTTCTTACTAAACCTTGTATAGTAAAGATGAGAAATCCAACTCAAGTTGAAGGTAATGAGAATAAAAAAACTGGATTTGAAGTTTCTCTTTTTCCTTGGATTCCTCTTTCTGCCGATGAAAAAATTCCAGTTCCTGCTGATTGGTTGGTTACTATGGTAGAACCAACTGAAAAATTAAAAGAAATGTACATTCAAGATGTTTTAGACTATGGAAAAGAAAACAACAAAGATAGTAGCGTTGATGAACAATCTGATTCTAATCAGTCAGATTGAAGAGGTTGGTGCAGATATTGGAGAACCTGATTGTAAGTTAATTAAACCATTTGTTTTGAAAGAACTCCAACTTGAAGGACTTTCTAGAACATTAGAACCATTTCTAATGGGAGTTACAAAGCAAGATACATTTATGATGAGTTCGGATAAGATTCTTACTCTTGCTGACCCGACTCCGACACTTCTTGAAAAATATGAGGATTTGATTAAGGAATGAATTTCTACACTAATGTTCAGTTGATTGGAAATCAGTTTTTGGTTCGTGGAGTACAAAATGGTAAAAGATTTGAGACAAGAGATGAGTTTTTCCCAACTCTTTATGTAAAAACTAAAAAAGATTCTAAGTATAGAACATTGAGTGGTGAATTAGTTGAACCAATTAATCCTGGAACAGTTAAGGATTGTCGTGAGTTCTACAAGAAATATGATGAGATTGGTGGGTTTGAGATTTATGGAAATGATAGATATATCTATCAATATATTTCAGAAAAATATCCAGAAGATGAAATTAAGTTTGATATTAGCAAAATCAAACTTGTAACTCTGGATATTGAGGTTGCCTCTGAAGCAGGTTTCCCAGATGTTGAATCTTGTTCTGAGGAAATTCTTGCAATTACTATTCAAGATTATACATCCAAGAAGATTGTTAGTTGGGGAGTTAAACCATTTAATAATACCCGCAGTGACGTAACTTATTACCATTGTCCCTCGGAATATGAACTTCTTAATCATTTTATTAACTACTGGATGATTGATGTTCCCGATGTTGTGACTGGATGGAATATTCAGATGTATGATATTCCATATATCTGCAAGCGTCTGAATCGTGTTCTTGGTGAAAAACTGATGAAGCGTTTTTCCAACTGGGGACTTGTAACAGAAGGAGAAGTCTTTATCAATGGGCGTAAGCACACTACATTTGATGTTGGTGGACTGACTCAACTTGACTATCTGGACCTCTATAAGAAATTTACTTATAAGGCACAGGAATCATATCGTTTGGATTATATTGCTGAAGTTGAACTTGGTCAGAAGAAACTGGATCACTCTGAATTTGATACCTTTAAGGACTTTTATACTAAAGGGTGGCAGAAGTTTATTGAATATAACATCGTTGACGTAGAACTTGTTGACCGCCTGGAAGACAAGATGAAATTGATTGAACTTGCTTTGACTATGGCATATGATGCTAAAGTCAACTATGCTGATGTATTCTATCAAGTTCGTATGTGGGATAACATTATCTACAACTATCTCAAGAAGCGTGATATTGTTATTCCTCCCAGGAACAAGTCTCAAAAGAACGAAAAGTATGCTGGTGCTTATG